GACCTCTTTGGTCTTCAATAATCTCATCAAAAACGCCTATAGGCTCATCTTGTCTGTGTTGATAGAGTAGCTTTACCGCTTTAGCGCCCTTCTTACCAATTGATTTGGCGAATGCGCCTTCAACGACAACATCATTTCCTAAATCTTTATTTCCAAAAATTGAACCATACCCAGAGAATGTCCCTTCTTCCTCTTCAGCCTTATATTCAAAAGCTACATCAAGGGTCTCGGACTTGGTTTCTGTTTCTGCGATATAATCTTCAATATCGACTTGTGGGGCGTCTGACATCTTATTGTCCTTTTTAATACCGCAATTTAATTACCCACAAACTAACACATAATACGGTTTCACGTCTAGGGTTATTGTTATAAGCTTAATGTTGTTGGTTCTTTAGCACTATAATCCAAATCTGTTAATTGGGTATCTTTATCAATTGCTTCGATGAGTAACTCAATATGATCAGCCGCAAATCCTCTACCAAGAACAGGTTCAACTCCAAACTTTTCTTTATATTCTTTTAAAACGTCTTCAATTGTTAGCATCAAATTCCTCCAGTTTATCAGTAAAAGCTTTCCACAAAGCCGGAAAGTTTTTCTTTGCATACTCTACAGCCTCGGGTGAGTTTTGAATGGCAAACAAGTTTGCAAATGCCTCTGCCTGTTGACCACTTCCTTTTCTGTTCTTCCAATATGTATATCCGTGACCAAAAGCTCCAGAAGCATAGAATTTACCATTCGTGAAGCTATCAATTATGTCCATAAGTCCATCAGCGCCATCAAAGGCCAATTTCCTACCATCTTCGTAGCTATATTCTGAACCATCTTTTCTTGTGCCTGTAACTATTGTAATTTCGTAGAGCTCGCTCTTTATTTCTTTAAATCTTTTGTTTCTGGCCTCCTCTGAAAGCCTAGTAACCTTCATAGCTTTTCTGTCTGCTACCCAAGCCGCCGATAAACCCTTCTCTGACCAATAAGTTGAGAACTTGTTTCCACTTTCATAAAGCTCATTGTCTATATGGTGTCCGTATTCATGCACCATTGTTTGTCTTTCTAACCCGCTTTCCATTCGCTTTGTTCCAGCATAGTAAACGCCAGCTTTTTCTTTACCTATAATTTCTGATGGTTTGCCTAACTTGGAAATTACCCTTGCAGTAAGCGGTGTAAGGAATTTATTTAGAGCTTCATTTAAGTCTGCTTTAGAAAAGCCAGTAGTTTTCATTATGTTAGTAACATCAATCTTAGGCTTCAAATCAACTTTAGGAATTTGAATGTTTTCTTCTCCAAAGCTGTCAAACAAAGCGTCTTCATCAGTAAAATAAACGGCCAAACAACGACAGTTTATATTATTTGCCGCCCCTCCAGAGCCATCGTGAGGATACTTCATACGAATTTCAGCGCCTTTATATCTTATTATAAATGGCTCATCTATTCCAACTTCCTGTCCGTTTGCGGCGGCGTGATATGGCCTTGTCCTAGCATCTCCAACACTTACCCACTGTTTGCGCTGGGCTGGTAGGGATAATTCCTTAGTAGCTTCGTAAGTAGCGTATGAAGCGGCGGCATGTGTCTCAGTGCGGGCTATTGTGGCGGCTCTTGCTCTGCCCGTTGCTCCGAATGTCTTTTCTTGTATCAATCTGGCGACAGGAAGAACCCCGAGACCATCCTTTTCTCCCGCTTTAATGGCTCTTAGGATAATATTTCTTGTTGTATTGCTAATTCCAACAATTTTTTTAGCACCTTCTTGCTCATATAACTGGAATACAAGCTGTCCAAACCTTTCAAGCTTTCTATTTTCGTAAACTCTATCGGCGAATTTCTCAACAACAGCGCCGTAATGCGCCCTAAAAATCTTCTCCAAGTCGCCAGAAAGAGGCCTTAGAGCCACTGTAATGCCCCCTGACTGCTGATATTCGTCTGAAGCGGCTTTGCCTACCTTTTTAAACACAGCCATTAGGCGCTTCTGCATTGAGCGCTCAAACTGAAGCCGAAGCCTACTGACTTCTCTGATTTCCTTTGCAATGGAAACCCTTGTGCGACTAGCCTTTATGAAAACAGGAAAACTCATTATTCTTTATAACACTTCAAAGTTTTTTCGTCTAACTCCATTTTTTAGTAAATTAAGACTTTACTTTGGTAGATGATTACCTGATAGTGTACCTATAAAACGACATGGAGGTCAAAATGTTTATAATACCTAAGTTTCACCAAAACGAAGTTTCCTTCCAAGAGGGTTGGAACATTATGAAATCTCACGGCCAAGGCGATACTCTTGAAGGCATGAATGCTATGCAACGCTCTTGGAAAGAATACAACGCAAGCCAAGACGCTTTCCTTACAGGAAAAGTAGCTGTTGTGGCTTTTGATAATGATGATGAGTACTTTGAGTACTATAGCAATGAAGTTAATGCCTACAACGCCGTGTTTTCAAACATGAACCAATTGTTCGCTTAGGAGATATATTATGAAATATTTATATGATGATGCACTTTTTTCAGATTTTTATAAGGAGGCTCACGGCTTCCGTCCAGCCGGTATTCTTATGGAGGTCTGGAATGGGCTTAACCCTGTTCAAAAGCAAGCCCGTTGGGATGAGCTAGGCAGGATTGTTGAAGAAAACTGCCGGAATACTCGCAAAATGGAAGAGGGAGATTTGAAGCGCGTGAAAGCTGAAATTGAACAACTAATCATTAATGGTGCAGAAAACCGAAATGAAGCTCTTCTAATTATGACTAATGGTGAAAAGTTTCATACTACTCAATGTGTAGAACACTGGGTATGGCAGAAGGGTATACTTTTTACGCCCTACGGCAGAGACCTTGTCGAAGACCTTAGTAAAATTGTTCAATATGTTTAATAAAAAAGCCCCCCTTGTGTTACAGCACAATTGGGGGGCAGTCAGGGAGGAAGTAAAACATGCAACTTAAAGAAACACGTTCCATAAATAATAATATCACAAAAATCCTAATATTTGTAGGTGAATTAATAGGTATCTCGGTTTTTGTTATATCTGTGTTCTATTTACCTTGGATTATTCAGTACCTTTCTAAGTACATTGGAGGTTAAAATGATAGGTAAAATGCATACTGCAATGGAGGCATCACTTACGGATGCTCAATCAAAATTAGCTAATATCCAAATTGAAAAACAAAAACTATATGAAGCCGAGGAGGTTCAGCAAAATAGGATTATTTGGATTAAAGGTGAACTTGAGAAATTAGAAAATATGGGCGCATAATCCAACATTAATCCCGTTACATTATACTTTACCAATAAGCCCTTGCAGAATAGATTTTGCAGGGGCTTTTTTAATTCTATAATTATTTATCTTTTTTCAATGGGTGTCCATCAGGCAAAAGGTCGGTGTCAAACTTACCGCTTTTAAACCGACCTGTTCTCACTGCACTCAAGAAGCCATTTACCCGCGCATAAGCCCACTGATCAGCGCTACTCACGCTAGGTCTAACACTCTGAGGGTTAGTGTTAAAAGCACCTACTCCGCGCCTAAAAACAGCCTCTAACATCCTCTGCGTTACTTTCTTGCCTTTACTGTTACCATGCTTTTCGTTGTGGTCTTTAACCTTTTCGGCCAATCCTTTTTTTACAGCATCACTAACTTCTTCAGCTTTTATTTCTGGATGATTAGGCGCTGAAGCCCAGTCTGCGTAATGGCTAAGAAGCTCCAGAGCCTTATCTCTTTCTTTGTCTAGTTGCGCTGTCTTTTTTCTAGCCCAAGACTGACCTTCATCACCGCCCCATCCTAGCCAAGCAATTAACCCCGCACTCGGCCAACCCTCTTCACCGCGTCTAAAGCCCTGACCCTGCTTATCAACCTCATGCCGGCTAAAGAAACTATGCATTCTTCGGACTGTTCTTGGAGAAAGACGCTCTTTTTTTATAAGTTGGTTTGCTCTTGCAACTCCAACCTGTGTCATACCCCTGCCATATTCTTTGCGAAGGTCTAGGCCGCGTTGAGCATTTTGACCCATTGAGGCTGTCGGAATGGTTTCAATGTCACTTTCTGCTTTTGTCTCACCTTCATCAGCCCAGCGCTTGCAAACATACTCTGAGCGAATGTCAGCATTAAACAAATCGCAATAACCTTCGATGTTATGAATGCAATTACCGCAATACTTTTCATCGTCTCCCATTGCATATGCTTCTGGCAAAGAGGCTGGAACTTCTTCCCCGTCAGGATAAAAATCTAACTTGGTTTCGCCATAAGCGTTTTTTCCTGCGTCCTCAACGTCCGCACCATCATCTGTAGCAACATCCGCCCCACCTAACGGGAATAGGTTTGCCGCGATATAAACTTCATCACCGCCGTTAATTGGCTCTAGACCAAGCCTTTCTCTAGCTTCATTGCGGCTTATAATGCCTTCACGAACAGCCGAAGTCACGTTTTCATAAACACGGCGGCGGCGCTCTGTCATAGCTGGGATAGCATCAATGTCATATACGATTTTTATATTATCGCCGTAACTTGGGGATAGCCATTCATTAAGATCACTCTGTACTCGCTTTGCAAGGGGAATGATTGT